TCGCACGAGCAGCGGCAGACCGAGCCTGACCCGACCTGCATCGATGTCTACAACCACCGCACCGGCGTCCAGGCCGCCCAGTGGCACGGGCACGTCGATTATGGGGTGATCGCAGAGCTCGTGGAGATGATCGGCGCTCTGTACTATCGTGCGCCGGCCTGCGTCGAGCTGATGAATCACGGCTACACGGTCGTCCGGGACCTCGAGGCAGCCCGGTATCCGCTCTTCGAGCACAAGCCGGGAGAGCCCGGATGGATGACCAACAAGAAGACCAAGCCGCTCATGGTTGACCGGCTGCACGAGCTGGCCTCCACGGGGCAACTGCAGATCCGCTGCAAGGAAACCGTTTCGGAGATGCGGACCTTCGTGGAAAAGGGCGGCAAGCTCAACGCAGAGCTCGGCTGCCACGACGAGCGGGTCGATACGGCCGGCATGGCCGCGATCATGATGACCCTGATGCCGCGCCAGTTGTCCGCGCAGGAAGAGGAAAAGTACAAGCCGGCTCATCGGCAGGGCGTATCCCTGGCCGGCTGGCAACTGCCGGAAGGCCTGCCCCCCGGCGGCACGGGGAACGAAACGGGGATCGGCGGCTGGCTGGCTCGGCAGCGGGCCCGCGATCTCGCTGACCAGGACTACGAGATCACGATACGGAGATGACATGCCAGAGGCAATCTCCCAATACCGGCCAACATGGCTGGAAAAGATCAGAAACGCGATCACGGAAGCCGTGAAATACGGGCACATGAAGAACGTCGGCCCCATCGACACCGGAGATTCGCTGCTGAACGGCCAGCTCTTTCAGATCCTGGCCAGCCTCCGGGACGAGGTGCCGCGGGCGTCCGAGGAACTGAGCCGGGTGATCGGCACGATCCGCAAAGGGAAATGAAGAAATGGGCCAGGACAACGGACAGAAAGAGAAGATCGTGATCCAGTCGCCGGCCGCCTGCCGGCAGTGCAGCGCAACGACGGAGCAGATCCAGAAGCAGTACGGTGGCTGGCTGGTCTATCCGGTCAATCCGGGGGTCGCCATCTACATGTGCCCGAACTGTTCGGCCGTTCAGGGCAACCCCAACGCATACGAAAACGAGCAGCGGATGCTGACCATAGCCAAAAACATCGAGGCAGAGCGGATCATCCGGCCGGCAGCCGGCCCCAGGATCCTGCCCGCCTTCAAGCGATGAGGAGGTAAACATGCCCAGCTTGACGATGGAATACAACTTTCGGGCCCTGACCGGCCAGCGGATCACTCCGGGCAACACGGCCACGGCAATCGGGACGAACATCATCAAATACGTCGAGCACAAGCTGCACATCGACTCCGGGGGGACAACGGCCATCGTGGCCGGCAACCGGATCCTGGGGGCCACCTCCGGGGCCTCGGCCATGGTGCTCGAGGTCGGCACCCTGGAAAGCGGGTCTTGGGCCGGCGGGGACGCCGTCTGCTGGCTGAAGCTCTGCAGCGTGGTCGGCACGTTTCAGAACAACGAGCACATCACCGTGGAAGGGGTAGCCGATGCGGCGGACGCCGACGGCACGACCATTGAGCTGCTTCCGGCCGAGTATGTCCGGCCAGAATTCCGCGGGATGACGGCTCGGAAACTGATCGTGCAGGCCGAGGACAATAACCAGCGCATATCGTGGAACGGGTTCTTGCCTACCCAGGTAAGCAAGATGGGGCTGCTCCTGGAGAAGGGGTACTCGGTGACCCTGACCGACGCTGCAGATATGAAGGCCTGCTACGTCATCGACGCCGTGGCGTCTTCCGCCGGCTACTGCAACGTTGTGGGACAATTCTGAGGAGGTGATTCGTGAAAAAGATCCTTTTTCTCGTCGTTTTCGTCCTGGCCTTCCTGGCATTCAATCTTGAGGTTCAGGCCGCGCCCTTCGTGGTTTCCGACCCTTATCCTGAGTCTGCTGTTCAGCCTGACGGGTTCCTTGTTGTGCTGGACAACGCTCCTGTGGTGGAAAGTCCGGCTGACCCTGTCACTGCATCCACCGTCCGTTTCAAGTTTGACGTTGGTTCAGTGACGGCAGGAAGCCACACGATCAGAGTCAAGGCGTTCAAGAACGATGCGGCATGGGGGAGGTTGGAGTCAGCGGAGGCGGTTTTTACGTTCTCGCGTCCTGCCGCACCCGCTGTTCCGGCTGGACTAAGGCTTGCACCGTAACGTGTACTTACAGGTTGAGACGGTAGGATCATGGCGCAGATATTAGTCAAGGCAATCGACGCAACCCACGCAGATCCAGTAAAAGATCGGCGCGGGTGCTACAAGCGCGGGATGCCCGTAGTCGTCATGCCGGATACGCACACATGGGGGCTTGATGAGCGACCGCCGAAATTCGTCGTTCTCAAGCTTCCCGGAGTGCCCGTAGAAAAGGTGAAGAAATATATCGAGCCGGAACGCGAGGACACGGCAGATGCAGATGGCCGTTACCAGGTCTTCCGCCGTCGCCTGTGGAAATTCCGCCTCGATGACATGCCTACTGCGGCCTTGCGGAAACTGCGGGACAACGGCGAGTTGATCATCAAAGTCGGTGATTACGCAGACAAGTACGATTATACATGGACGCAGGTCAGGAGCTACCTGCGTAATCTCAAAACCAACACAGACGAGACGGCAAGCCTCTAAATGGCAACTGAAGTCATCAAAATTGTAGACCCGGACAACGGGTCAGGCACCAACTATACCAGCCTGTCGGCTTGGGAAGCGGGCGAACAGGGTGACCTGACCGGTGCACGGGACGAAATCGCAGTCGCCAAGTGCCGCTGCACTGGAGGTGCGGGACGAAATAGCCGTTGCCAAGTGCCGCTGCACTGGAGGGACGGCGGATACGACGGCAGTGGATATTGCCGGGTGGACGACCGACAGCACCAGATACATCAAGATATGGACGGACCCGTCAGAGAGTTACCGGCACGACGGAAAATGGAATACGAGCAAATATAGGATTACATCTAATGCCTACTTCGCAACTGTTAACAACAATAATGAAGCGAGGATCGACCTGTGGCTGGATGGGTTGCAGATAGAGAATTCGAGAGAGAATGAATCTGGGGCTGCCGGAGCTGGTCTGTGGAGCTATCAGGACTATATTTTCAATATAACGGTGTCGAACTGCATCATAAGGAATACCGCTTCCTCTCCCTGCGTTGGGTCAGGCGTTACAGTATATGACGCAGCAACGTCAGGGACAACTTATTTCAAATGCTACAACAACATCGTCTACGGGTTTTCTAATTCTTCATACGGTGGGGCTGGTATACGCTATCACGTTGTAGGATCAGGCGCAACGAGACACGCCATTGTATACAACAATACGCTATATGGAAATTTCTACAATTTGTCCCTTATTCCAGACTGGACCAGTGATACGGTGTATTTCCGGTCAAAGAATAATCTGTTGTATGCTCACGCCTCTGGTGGCGCTGACTTTTATAGGACCGATTCGGCTGGGACTTGGGACGTAGAGAACGATCTTTCGTCGGATGCTACTTCACTTGACACAAGTCACCGCAACCAAACCGTCGCCTTTGTCGATGCCGCCAACCGTGACCTGCACCTGTCGTCATCCGATACTGCCGCGAGAGGACAGGGGACGAATTTATCCAGTGATTCGTATCTGCCGTTTTCCACCGACATCGACGGGCAGGACCGCGGCGGTTCCGGCGCAGTGTGGGACATCGGGGCGGACGAGTATGTAGCGGCCTATCCATATTACGCCTATGCACAGCAATAGCTTCGGAGGGAACGAAAATGCCTGATATTTGGATGGACGTTGACACAGCATTAAGCGAAGTTCCGGTCAACATCTTTCCCTTGATTGATGATACAGACTTCAAGACTCGGGAGACCGCCGTGGCCTACAATGCCGCCGGGATGGACCTTGTCTGGAATTTCGTCACCCCTGCCGGAGCTTTCACTCAGACCGCGGTGACGCCGACATCCGGCGGAAACTACGACTGGACGCACCAGGGGGATGGGATGTACACCATTGAAATCCCGGCGTCAGGCGGAGCATCCATTAACAACGATACTGAAGGGTTCGGCTGGTTCACCGGGGTCTGCACGGGGGTCCTGCCCTGGCGCGGGCCGATCATCGGCTTCCGTCGGGCCGCCCTGAACGACCTGCTCATTGAAGGCAGCACGGCCTCCACGAACATGGAGGACTTCTTCGACGGCACGGGCTATGCCGGCGGAACGACACCCCTCAACGTCAACGTGTCATCGATCTCCAATAACGCCATCACGGCAGCATCCATCGCCACTGGCGCTATTGACGCGGATGCCATTGCGGACAACGCCATCGACGCGGGAGCCATTGCCACGGGGGCCATCACAGCGGCCAAATTCGCATCCGGGGCCATCGACGCGGCAGCCTTGGCGGCAGACGCCGGGAGTGAGATTGCCACCGCCGTGTGGGCCTCGGCTACTCGCACCGTTACCTCCGCGGCGAACATTACCAGCACAGGCGGCACGGTCACTCTCGATGGCAGCGGGTATGTCACATATGCCAACGCAGCCCCGCCCACGGCCGCCGCGATCGCAGATGCCGTGTGGGACGAATCTACGACGGGACACACCACCGCCGGGACATTTGGCGCACAGTGCGCTACGGACATTGATGCCATCCTTGATGATACAGGAACCTCCGGTGTCGTGGTGGGCTCCATTGCCAATAATGCCATCACGGCCGCCGCGATTGCGACTGGGGCCATTGATGCCGACGCACTTGCGGCTGATGCCGGCACGGAGATCGGAACTGCTGTCTGGGCCACTACGACCCGTACCCTCACGGCGGCGACCAACATCACCAGCACCGGCGGGACCGTGACCCTTGACGGGTCAGGCTATGTGACCTACGCCAACGCCGCACCGCCGACCGCCGCCGCCATTGCAGATGCTGTTTGGGACGAAGCGACCTCCGGACATACTTCGGCGGGGACCTTCGGCGAGCAGTGCGCTACCGACATTGACGCCATCCTTACCGACACCGCCGAGATCGGGGCGGCCGGGGCTGGCCTGACGGCAATCCCCTGGAATTCTTCCTGGGACGCCGAAGTGCAGAGCGAAGTGTTTGACGCCCTGGACGCTGCGTTTACGGATGCGACGGGCCTGACAAGCAACGGACTCCTTGACAGGATCAGGACGCTGGGATGGATCCTGCGGAACAAGATTGAAGTGACAGACGCTAACGGCAATACGGTCATTTACAAGGACGATTCAACAACTGCGGCCTTTACTGTCAGCTCCATGCTTACCGATGATTCAACAACCACCACCCGCTTGAGGGCTGCATAAGGGAGGGAGGCGATGGACTTCAAGAGACTGATCGAGCCTTACCAGGAAAACGGGCGGACCCCGGAGGGCCAAATGAAATGGCTGCTGTCAAAGGGAATTCCTCAAGCCAATGTGGACCAAGCCATGCTCTACGTCTACAACGAGATTGAGGGCGGGAAGAAATTCGAGAACGGCCACGAACTCGACCGTTACCTGCTCGAAAAGGCCAAGGAGTTTCAGCAGTCGGACGTTGAGGCCAACGTGAAGCGCCTGCAGGAGTTTTTTGAAAAGTTCAAAGAAGGGTGGCAGGAAGAAATGAAGCGCCAGAACCGTCCCGGTTTTTGGCAGCGTGTTAAAGCGGTGTTTGCTTCATGAATTATCTGCCGTTTGTTAGCTGGGGCATGTACGCGGGCGCCGGGGTCGCGGCGGCCAGGAGGGCAAACTACTTTGCGTCCTGGGGGCTGATGGAGATCCTGCCGACAATATCGGGAATGATCGGCGCGGCCATGTACTACTACCGGAGGATGATGGAGTGAACTTCAAGGCTGTCGTCGGATGGGGATTCTACGGTGCGGCAACGTCAACGCAGCGTGCGAATTTGTGGAGCTCCTGGGGCCTCATGGAGAGCCTTCCGGTTGCAACGCCATCCGCAATTGTATCGTTTCTGGAATCGCTGCCGCTCAGGTTCTGGAACCGTATCCTAGGCAGAGCTCAATTGCAGAAGTCGCAATTCGGGAAAATGTGAAGAATGGAGCGCGGCGATGTCGGAAAACGCATGGATTTTGGTGGTTGGAGCACTGCTAACTGCGCTGCAATTGCTGGCCATGTTCATTTTGCAGCTCATACACAAGAAAATAGCCCTCGTATGCTCAACAAACGCCGCGGAGCACAAGGAGCTGCAGAAGAGGCTCTACGGGCATCGCCACGATAAGGACACGGGGGACGTGGTCGTTCCCCACGAGGTTGCGTGATGAAGGCGGAAGACCGGCATCATTTCATGGACCTGTCAGAGGACAAGATCCTGGCCCTGTGCATCTATTTCGAGGCTCGCGGGGAACCCTTGGCCGGCAAGATCGGCGTCGGATCCGTTGTCCTCAATAGGGCCGATAGGAACGGCATGTACGGTTCAGGCATTCACGGCGTTATTACCAGGCCGGCGCAGTTCTCGTGGCTGAACTCCGCTCCGCCGCAGGCCGCGCAGGATCCCCAGTACGACGAGGCGGTCCGCATCGCGGCAACATTCGACGGCGAATGCACGCGAAACGAGGCATTGCGGCAGTGTGCGCGGCTTGCCTGGCAGCTCCTGTCCGGCGAGATCAAGCGCAACACGGAGGCGCTGCATTACATGACGGGGGCCCTGTACCGCTCGAAAAAATGTCCGCGGTGGGCAAAATCCATGGCGGTTGAGAAAGTGATCGGGAACCATGTGTTCCTCGTATGATGGAGATAAAGATGCCGAAACCGACGAAGGGCGAAACGAGATCTCAATTCATCCAGCGGTGCGTCCAGGTACTGCGCCAGGAGGAGCCGGGCAAGCCCCTGCGCGAATGCCTGGGCAAGTGCTACGGGCTCTGGCGGCAGGCGCACCCGGACGACGAGACCGCGCAGGGGAAGAAAAGGCAAGGGGGGTAGGCCATGAAGTTCGAGGTCTGCGTCATGCACGCGCTGTGCGCCGCGGTCATCCTGGTCCTGGCGCTCTGTGTGGTGACAATCATAGCGGGAGGGCTGTGGTGTTATGAAAAAGTCAAGGAAATCGTCCAGAAGGTGGCAGAAGCCAAAGGAGGCGCGGCCGGAAGACCAGAGGCAGACATCCCTGTTCTGCAAGGGGCAGAAGGCCGTGACGGATGAATACCGGGCCGGCTACGACCGGATCCGGTGGGACAACTAACTGATCTCTGACAACCGGGCAGCTACTCCCCTGGTCGGCCAGCCAGGGGGGCGAGCATGAGAATTAGGGCGGCTGTGAGGAGCCTCACCTTCTCGCTGTCGCCCTTTTTCTTTGCCCAGGACAACGAAAGGAGCGGAGAAGTGAAAACGAATCGGTTCGCAATGATGGCGCTGTTTTTGGCCGTGGCCTTCGTGGCCGGCTGCGCCGGCGCCCAGCTCAAGAATCCGGCCGACATGACGCCCAAGGAAAAGGCGATCCTGGTGATGAAGCTCTACAACAAGCAGGTCGCGGACGTTCTGGCCATGGAAAAACAGGCCGTGTCTCCCGAGCTCAAGGCGCTCGTCGAGAAGAAAAAGGAGTTCCTGCGGCAGGCCGCCGTCCCCATCGACATCTATGTCGGCTACATCGACGGGGGTATGCAGCCCACGGAGGCCATGGAATCCCAGATCGTCGCCCTGATCGACAAGCTGCTGCTCGAGAAGTAAGGAAGGAGGCCCAGACATGGATCCCGTAACCGCATTTGCCGTCGCGTCGGCGCTCAAGCTCGTCATCACGGGCGCGTTTACCCTGGCCGAACAGGCCGGCATGAAGCCGGAAGAAGTCGAGGAGTGCTTCCGGAAGACCAGGGAGGAATACGAAGCGGCCAAGAAGGCCCTCGGATAGATCCCCTACCTCCTCATTCATCCCCCAGGGAGGGGGAGTCCGCAGCCTCCCCCTCCCCTCCACCAGGAGGCCGCGGTGGGCTGGCTGACGCAACTGAATTCGACGAAGCTCGACGAAAGGCGCAACCTTTGGCGCCTGGATTCCGAGCTGCGCTATTTCGACGAAGGCCTCGAGGAGCTCTTCGTGGTGCCGGAGGGGTTCAGGACGAATTTCGCCACCCTCTACATCTGCGCCGGCCGGTTCGTGTTTCGGATCCCGCTCGCATACTGGCTGGCCGCCGATCTGGGGGACGCGGCCGCCACGGTTCACGACATGCTTTACACCCTGCAGCCAGCGGGCATTACCAGGGCAGACGCAGACGGCGTCTTCCTGCGGGCCCTGATCGATTGCGGAGTGCCTCGGTGGAGGGCGTTTCTGATGTGGGCAGGCGTCAGGCTGTTCGGCTGGACGGTCTGGCGCAAGGTCATCCGCGACAAGAACCGCGGGGTCATGGAGGACCCAATAGAACAAACGATTTTTTGAGGAGGAGGCGATGGACAACGACACCAAGGTCACCCTGATCGGAACCGTGAAGAACATCTCAGCCCTGCTGGCCGTGTTCGGGCTGCCGGAGATCGATCCGGCATACCAGATGAAGATCGTGCAGCTCGTGGCCGTCGCGTACCTGGGGCTCGGGATCTTCCGGGACTTCTTCACCAACAAGCCCGACGCCGCGGTTCTCGACAGGCTCGAGGCAATCCTGGCGCGGCTGAAAGGAGCCCAGTGATGTCCGGCAAGAAGTTCACCCTGGAGCAGATCCGCGAAATGCACGCGAGATACCAGCGGACCTATGTCCTCTCGGTGCTGAAGGGCGGCAAGTGGGTCCATACGGTACTGGACGGCAGGCAGTTGCCGGCCATCGACGGGGTCCAGGCCAAGCGCCAGCCGCTGAAAAACGTCATGCCTTTCGACAAGTACATGGAGGCCTACGGTGCCTGAAATCATCTACCAGACACCCGAGGAGCTCATCCCCGGAGAGGACCAGCAACTGCAGGAGACGCCACCGGATCGCCCCGATTTCGAGAAGCTGATCAAGCACTGCATGGACCTGTACGAGCTCTTCAAGAAATCGAAGTACCGCGAGAAGGTGAAGAAGGAGATCCTAGAGTCGCGTCGCGTCTACGACCAGATCTCGCAGAAGACGGACTTCCCCTGGCCGGACGCCTCCAACCTCGTGCTGCCGCTATACGCGATCACCCTGGACAACCTCGAGCCGCGGATCGTTGCCGCTCTCATGGGCCGGGAACCTATCGTTTCGTTCCAGCCTCCGGAGACAACGCAGAAGGACGACGTTATCCGGATGTTCGAGGACTGGTGGCACAAGGAGCTAAAAAACGTCATCGGCATCGATGAGTTTGGCCGGCGTGCCGTTCACAAGCTCCTGCTGGAGGGAACGATCTTTCCGCTCCCGAGCTACGTTGTCGAGAGCGAAAAGCGGGTCGATTTCGCGTTCGATGAAGCCGGCAACGTCCTTTTCGATGATAGCGGAGCCCCTGTCATGCAGGACATCGAGGAGCCGGTGTTCGAGGGCGGGCACATAGAGCTCGTCCCGTTTGAAAAGCTGTATTTCCCGGACAACATCGGCACGATCCAGGAGTGGAACGCCTGCGACAAGATCCGCGAACTCGAGATGACGTATGCCGAGCTCTGGTCGCTCAAGGACCAATCGGACGCCGGCTGGATGGATATCGGGCCCTGGCTGTTAAGCCATGTCAATAAGGATGGACAAAGCGCCGGCGCGAAGGAATCCATCGCGGAAAATGTCTACGGTGCGTCTGTTACCGGGAAGGAAGTTCTGGACCTGATCGAGTGCCATATCACCTATCCGATCTATCAGGACCAGCACGAGCAGGACGAATCGAAGCACCGCGATTTCCGCGAGGAGCGGATCCTTGTCACCATCGCCACGCAGTCGCGCCGGGTCGTGCGCTACATCCTGCAGCGCGACGTGTTCTTCCCCAACCGATCCATGATCAAACGGATCCGCCTATTCCCGGAAGACGGCGTCAGCTGCGGCAAGCCCCTGTACTCCAAGATGAAGGCGATCCAGGAGGGCGCGTCCGACCTCTTCAATCTGCTGCTCAACATTGCCTACATCGTGGCGGTCCCGTGGTTCTTCTACGAGGAGAAGGCCGGCGTGACCGGGGAAAAGAGAATCTATCCTGGGGCCGGCGTCAAGGTTGACAGCGTCAGGGGAATTGAATTCCCGCGGTTCCAAGTAAGCCCCGCGGAGCTGATACCGGTCATCCAGACGCTCTTCACTCTCTGGGAGCGCGTGGGCAATATCGGTGATCTGCAAATCGGGCGCCTGTCGAACAAGGGAAACACGGCCACGGAGGTCCTGCAGACCATCCAGGAAGGCAATATCAAGTTCAACTACTCCGCCACGACCATCAAGGACGAGTTCGTTGACCTGATCCGGGCCCTCTATGACCACTACTACCAAAACATGCCCATGGACAAGACGTTCAACTGGAACGGACAGCCCGTGATCCTGCCGCGGAAGGCCATGCGCTCCGGATGGAAATTCGTCCTGGCCGGCTCGACGGAGCAGGCCAACAAGCTGATCGAGCGCAAGGAGAACGAAGACCTGTACGGGCTTCTCCGGAGCGACCCGCTGGCAAACGGTCCGGAAATTCTCAAGGATCTGCTCAAGAGCTACGGGCGCACGGAACTGGAACGGTACATCAACCCGGCTGTAAGCATGATCCTGTCGGCTCTCCAGCAAGCTCCAGAGATTGTCCAGGTGATCCAGAAGTACATGCAGACCAAGGCCGAGACGCAGGCCATGATTGAGGGCGCCGGCGAGGAAATCCAATGACGAAGCAAGACATCCTTTTCGACTCCGGCTGGGCCCCTTACCGGGAAATGGAAATCGAGGCTGGAATCGCCATGCTCCGGGAGATCTGGGGCGGCGATTTCTCGCCTGACTATATCCGGGGAGCAGTCGAAATGCTGCGGCGTATCATCCTGCTCCCGCATCACATGGCTGCGACCCCGGAGGCAAAAGAACGGGCAGAGGCTCTCGTCAAGGCCTCGTTTTCCGCCCTGGAGCTGAAGCTCCTGCGGCGAGCTCTGTTCGGTAACGATATGCCGGCCGCAGGGCCGAGTAAACCAGAGGAAGGAGATTGATCATGCCGGAAGATTTCGAGCAGGACGGACTCGTCAACGACGACCCCGGCGTAACCGGGGATGACGGGGACGACCTCCTCTCCGTCGTGTCCCTGGAAGGGGACGAAGGCGACGGGGAAGAACGCGGAACCGACAAGGGGAAGAAAGAACCCACGTCGGTGAAGGACATGGACCCCGAGGTGCTCGCAGCGCATCTCGCCAGGGCCCAGGAGCACATCAACAACCTGAACAAGGCTCTCCACGAGGAACGGCAGTCGAAGAAGAAGGCGGCCGAGAAGGGCGGGGAACCGGCCTTCACGAAGGCCCAGCTCAAGGAACTGTGGACGGAGCATCGTGACGATCCGGACGTTTTGTTCAACATCCTCAGCTACATGGCTGACGAAACGGCCCGCAGCGCACAGGCAAAGGCCGTGGACCAGGTCGAGCTCGTCTCCAAGAAAAAGGAGGTCGACGACTACCTCGCTCAAAACTTTCCGGATCTCGCAAACGACGGATCGCCGCTACGGGTCGGAGTCGATAAGGCCAAGCAGGAGCTCATGCTGGCCGATCATCCATTCGGTGACATTCTGGCCCTCGGCCTCAACAACCTCCTGAACCTGCCGGGCACCGTCAGGGCGGCATATGAGATGGGGAAGAAGGAGGCCCAGGGAGGTGTTAAGCCGATGGACCGCAGAAGGGAGAAAATCAATGCCGGCAATCTGCCGAAGGGGAAGACCCCGAAGGTCGATGCCGAGGGCATGGGAAGCGAAATCCAGAGCCCGGAGATCATGGACGTGGCAAAGCGTATCGGCCTCTCAAAGCAGGGCCAGCAGATCTACGCCAAGATCTTGAAGAACTCAAAAACCCGTTCCGTAACCGTGGAGGGATAGCCGATGAGAACGAGAAAAGCGACTGCACAGAAAACCCCTGATCCCGTTCCGGATCAGGCTCCCGTCCAGCCCGTGGACAGCTCCCAGCTCACGCCCGAGGAGCTGGCCATCGCGAGACGAGTAGCCGCCGAGGGCCCGATCCTGGACCACGGCGAAGAGGGAATGGTGGATTTCTCCCTGGCGGAAGACCCGCTGAAGCTCCCCGAGCCTGCTCTCAAAGAGCAGAGAGAAAAGCGTCTGGCTTTCCGGTGGATCCGCAGGACCCCGGAGCGGATCGATCAGGTGCGTAACGCCTCCCCCCCGCTCAAATGGTGGATCTGCAACCGGACCACGACCCCGTTTCTCGCAAAGTACGTCGATCCGATCCTGGGCGCCGTCGTGCGCCTGGACCTGATCCTCGTCTGCAAGCCGTGGAGCCATTTCATGGTCGAGCAAAACGCAAAGCTGCAGTTGGCCGAAATGGGAACGGCAAGCACGATCAAGGCGAAAGACGGTCAGTCGGACGGAAAGCGAGACAGTTATGAATGGACCGGAGGGACGCGGACGGAAGACTCTCCGCAGCCTCTCCGGGCGGAAATCACGAGGTCGGCCCCGCTGCTCGTCGAAGGGAGGGATTTCGACGACAGCGGCCTGATCGATTCGAGCGCGGGAGGCGATAACGACATCATCGCAGATTAAATTAAGGAGTACTGACCATGGCGAACACCGATGCACCTTTCGGGTTTGTCCCGTATGGCAAGCTGCTCTCCGCCGACTGGTATCCCGTCGCGGCGAGTTACGCAACTGCCATTTTCGTGGGAGACTGGGTCGAGATCACCAACACCGGCCTGGTCTGCAAGATCTTTGATGGCGATACGCGCATGGGCGTTGAAATCGACGCAACCGGCGCGGCCGGTGACGAACTCGGGGCCGTCCTGGCAATTCTCGACCACAACGGCGACCCCGTGAAGTACCTGCCGGCCTCGTCCGCCGGTGACGGTGTCGTGGCTGGCTATGTCCTCGTTGCTGACCATCCGCTCCAGGAGTTCCTCGTCCAGGAGGACGGAGACACGACTCCCATCGCGGCTGCCTCTGTCGGCCTCAACGTGGCCATGATCTCAACGCACAGCGGGAGCACGGTCACGGGCCGCAGCCGGCAGGAGATCGACAGCAGCAGCGTCAACACGACCAACACCCTGGCGCTTCGCATCCTGAAGTCGTACAAAAACGATGAGGTTGGCAGCGCCTTCTGTCGCTGGATCGTACAGCCCAACCCCAACGCGCACTTCAAGAGCAGCGCAACGGCCATTTAACGGAGGTGAAGAGCTATGTGGACCAGATCGAGATTTCTCAATGAGTACGTCCCCGGACTCTTCGCCCTGGCCGTTGATTCCTATATCACCAGCAGGGCGGAGTCCATGTGGGAGGACATGTGTACCATCAAGACATCCGCCAAGAAGAAGGAAGAGGACTCCATCCGTTCCGGCCTCGGCCTGCCGGTCAGGAAGGGGGAGGGAGCATCCATCACCTACGACACCCAGATCGAGGGCGGCAAGCAGACCTGGGTGCATAGCGTGTGGGCCCTCGCCGTGAGACTCACGGAAGAGGCCATCGACGACAACCTCTACGACCTCCGTGGTGGCGGGAATGCCGACGAGCTTTCGTCCATGTTCCGCGACCTTGGCGAGGCGATGAACGAGAACATCGAGAGCCAGATGGCCCGGTTCCTCGTCTACGGGACCTCGACCACCTACCACGCGACCCGGGAGTCCAAGGCGCTCTTCGCCACGGACCACCCGCGCCTGGACAGCTCCACGTTCTCCAACAAGCTGACGGCCTCGGATCTCACCTACTCGAGCTTCTGGGCCGCCGTGGTCGCTGCCGAGAACCAGTACAACCATCGGCAGTACAAGATCAAGAAGAAGATCAAGAATCTGTGGTATCCCCCGCAGCTCGAGAAACAGGCTCGGGAGATCCTGCAGAGCCCGGATCGTCCGGACACGGCGAACCGCGCCATCAACGCCTACGCCAAGAGCGGCCGCAACATGGGCATGAAGTCCTGGCCGCACCTGACGGACACGGATGCGTGGTATCTCCAGCTCGACGGCCGGGGGATCATCTTCTTCTGGCGCCGGAAAACGAGGTTCGGCCGCGAGCAGGACTTCCAGACCGGCGACTGGATGTGCAAGGCGGACCAGCGGTGGTCGGCCGAAATCGCAGACGAGAGAGACTGGTTCGGGAACGTCCCGGCCTAAAAAGGAGGTTCCACTATGAGCACGACCAATCTGACCATCGGGCCGTGGAACGTCCTGGGAGGCCTTGTCCTCCCCTCGACCCAGGGGAACGTCTGGCATGTCAAGCCCTACTCGGGCTCGGACGGCAACGACGGGAAAACCCCCGAGACGGCCGTGAAGACCCTCTCGAAGGCCCTCACCCTGGCCACGGCGGACCAGAACGACATCGTCCTTCTGTATGCCGAGTCCAACACCGGGGCCTACACCACGGACTACCAGTCCACGACCCTGGACTGGAACAAGGACCTCGTTCACCTGATCGGCGTGGGGGCTCCCTCCCCCATGTCCAAGCGGGCGAGGATCGCATGGCTGTCCACGGCGGCATCCGCCTCGGACATCCCGCTGTTCACCCTGTCGGCGGACAACTGCCTGATCTACAACATCAGTTTCTTCAGCGGCGTCGATGACGCCAACATGATCGGCGCCGTGAAGGTGACCGGGAGCCGCAACGTCTTCAAGGACTGCCATATCGCCGGGATCGGACACGACACCAATGATGCGGCAGGGGCATACTCCCTGATGCTCGACGGAGTAGAGGAGTGCCTCTTCGAGCGCTGCTATATCGGCCTCAACACGATTGATGCTGGCACGGCAGCCAATTCGGAGATCCTGATCGACGGCGGCGCGAAGAACTGCGAGTTTTACGAATGCAAGATCTACCGGCGCATCGAACATGCGACGAACCATCCGCTCGTGAAGCTCGCTGACGCAACGGCCATCGACGAGTTCATTCTGTTCACCCGTTGCGGATTCATTCACACGGCAACCAACTACGGCATCACGGCCGGCGGCGTGTTCAAGCTGGCCGCGGATCTCACTCAGGGCCTGATCATTCTCGACAACTGCTATGCGGTCAACGACAATGCGTCCGGCGCCGGAAAGTGGGACGTGGATGACCGGGACAAGATCTGCGTGATCGCCTCCCCGACGCCGGCGGCCGACACGGCGGGTCTGATCCGGGTCGTGTAAGATGTCAACTGTCTAGCCGAACCGAGGGGCGGCGGTACGCCGCCGCCCCCACATTCCAGCGAGGAAGGAAATGGCAAAGGCCAGGCCTGCATCCGCCGCAAAGAAGCCGAAGAAAAGGTCCGCTCGGGCGCATCCGCCGGAAGAGCATCCGGCCGGCGTCGTTGCGGATGCCGTTCCGGAAACGACCCGCGAAAGCGACGCTGCCATCAGGGAAGGTAAGGCCGACATCGGGAGCATTGTCTGGAGGCACAGATGAGCGTCCGCAGATCCGGAGGGGCGGCCTCCGAAATCCATCTCGACTCCGACCCCTTGGCGGAAGGAATCGTTCAGGTCGGCGGAACCAGCACGTTCACGGACCGCACCCAGGAGTTTCGCAGTTGCGGCGTGGATCCGAACCTCTCCCTGTACTGCGAGAACGCAACGGACGGTTCCCACGGCGCCGTCACGGCCGTCTCCCAGGACGAGCACACCGTGACCTGCGCCCTGTCCGGGGGATCGGCCAACGTCTGGGCGGCCGGCGATGCCTACAAGATTTACAAAACGTCGACGAAGGATTCCGAGATCTCGAAGATCTGGATCGACAGGCGTGCCGGCAGGAAGGTCACCGGGAAGGATCGGCTGGAAAAGGGCATCCTCCCGGAAGATATCGATCTGGACGAGTACAGGGACAACATCTTCGGGCCGGGGCAGCCCGAGAGGAGTTAGCGCATGGGCAATACGGCTGGCGTTTATGGGGGCCTGCACCTGGATGTCCTGGAGCGGCTCGTACTGTGGGAGATGGGACAGGTCCAAGGCACAACCGTCAGTTACAGCGTCTATCCCAGATGGCTGATCCGTCAAAAGCTCAACGACAGGCAGAACACATTCGTCCAGGAGACGCATTGTCTGCGCCGGCTGGCTCTGATCCCGACAGTCCAAGGCCAACGCCTGTATCGTCTGCCGTCGAATTGCATCGACGACGGCGTGATCAATGTGAAGCTCTTCACGTCATCGACGGCATACGATGAGCTCGAGATTCGCGATGTCGATTGGCTGGATACTCACCGCGCCGGCTGGCTTACGGCCGAGGAGTCAACCCCAGAGCTGGCCTATCACGGCGGGTCGATGGGATCCATCCCTCTTCTCGGAATCTATCCGCCGCCCAACGCAACTGGCGTCGCCTATGCGACAGGCACGGATGTCGGGATCTCTGTCGGAACGGCCCTCGGAACGACGCAGCAATCGCTGTATGGGACAGCAACGGGAGGATCCGGCACGACGCTGGTCGATACGGGCACGGCATTTACGAACTACGGGCTTGCGGCCGGAATGTGGGTCCGAAACATCACGGACGGCAGTTCGGGGATGATAACGGGCGTCGCAACGAATACGATCACATGCTCCGGAGGGTTCTCCGGAGGTTCCGCGAATGCGTTTTCGGCCGGCCACAGCTATGTGATCCTTGCCGGCGAATACGCCGTCAGAGTCGATCACGAGCGCGAGGTCTACATATACGGCAACCGTCACGGGGCCCTGGGCGATATCACCGTTCCGGAAAACACGCTGCTCGTCGAATATGTGCCGTTCCCGGTTCAGTTTCGATGGGACGAAACGGCGACTGATGCCAATCAAGGGAATGCCTATGCTTACCCGGAGATCCCGCGCAACTACCACAAGGCCCTCTATTGGGGCGTCGTGAGCGATCTGCTTCGGACCTTCCATCAGCAATCAAAGGAATTTGAGAGAGCGACATATTACGAGGAACTCTTTCAAGCGGCAGTATCGCAAGCGAAAGAGAATAAGGACCGCCGGCCGTTCAAGGAGAAAGAAGTGTACGTTGTTCCAGCCAAGAGGTGATCATGCCGTCTGCTCTTCTATTTTTCCATAAGGGGCTAACAGCCGATGCCGTTGATTGGTTCATGGAGCCTGGGCATATTCCCTATTTTTTGCCAGATGGATCAGCTCGAGGACAGTCATTTTATTGGTGCATGACAGATGGAAGGCTGGACCTGACATATGGTCTTAAAAAAGTAACGGTAACGGACATGGAGGCGGCGTGTTTCGACCTCTACAAAATGGGTCCGTACATTTGGAATTTCACGATGTTTCGGCTTTACAATATATATGTCGGAGGCTCTCCGCCTCACGGTGTTACCGAGTATGGGAACTATCTGGCAGCTGTAAGCCAATTCAAAACCGCCAGATACAAAAAGTTTTGCATCCACAAAAGGAATTACAACAATCTTTACAGCCATTTGATGGTTGACGAAGACGGCAATGCTTTTTTTGCCGCCGTCAATAACCCATCCGGCGCTCCGTCTGGGTCTGCCGGGGCCGCTGGAAGTCCAAACGGCGTCTACAAGCTGTATTATTCGTTTTTAATCACATATCCGAATGGGATGGTGTATGAGACTGGGCTGTCTCCGGCAAGTGGTGACGTGACGGTGACAAATCAGCAAATCAATTGGACGGGTATAGGAACATGCCCATCGCAGAGATGGTCATCGACATATGGCATTGACCCAACCATACACAGAAAGCTGTACCGCGGCCCTGGAACCGGAGGCACGCTGGCAGACATTTATTATGTCGCAACGATCACAAACAATTCTTCCACGACATATACAGATAACAATTCCGATGCGACATTGATAGCAAATGGAGTATGCCGAGTGAAGGATTTTATCCCGATGCATGGGGCATCGGGGACGAATTATGCTCATATCTTTGAGTTTCACAACGGGCGTCTTTATGAGGCTGATGCACAATATCCGTGGAGAATGAACTATTCGGAACCTGCGTATGGTGACACCGCAGCAGCAAACGAAAACATTCTCCCCATCGCCCGCAAGGCAACAAACTGGAACGACATCAGGCCGGCAGGATTGCCAGGAGAAAACAGAATCACGGCGCTGGTTAGTTGGGGATCTACTCTTTATATCGGAACTCAAAGCGGATGGATAAAAAAAAGTGGGGAATCTCCCTCGACATGGGTTCTAAGGAAAACAAACGCCATCCACGGGCCAATTAGCCAGAACGGAATCGCAATCTCTTCTTCTCCATTCGGAATTATTTACTTTACGAAGGGACCGATGGGCGAAATCAGGCTGGCTTTGTTCGATGGCGATTCGAGCCGGATCATCGGCAGCCCAAAGTACGATAAAATATTTGATTACTTATTGAACGGCAATTATGTACTTAACCTTTCCTTGAGAATATCAGGGAATCTTCTTTATATCGAAAGAACAGGATTGGTCATTGATCTGAGCCGTTGGCCTGACTTGAGAATGTGGAATACACAGCTGCACAGCATGTGCAGGCTACTCGTTCCCGAGCAGACCTATGGAGCGCCAGCTGATATCGATTATGCCTATGTGTGCAATGGCCAGAGCTTGTTCAAAAAGCAATATGCCTTTTGTGATGGCACGGAAGATCGCTGGGTTTATGCCGGGCAAATCCATTATCCGTTTAGCACGCCTCTGTTTTTCGGTGACCTGCAGAGCATAAATAAGGTCAAGGTCTTGAAGGAATTGATAGTTAGGATGGATTTGCCGAAAAATTCCACAGCTCCACGATTCGTTACCTACGGCGGCATCCAGGTTTCGCTAGACAATGAAGGAACATGGATGCCATGGGGTCAAGATGGAACAAGATATTATCCAATAACCAGCGACGGCATAACAGTCATCAAGTTCCCTCCTGGAACGAAATGCAGGACGATGCGCCTATATGTGGCATTTGGGCCAAATTCGTTGTCCAACGAATATATAACGGTTCCTCCTAGAATATATTTCCCCTGGGAAATAAAATATGACGTTCTAGAAGACTAGTCTCTCGGAGGTCTGCCATGAGTATTGTTAAAAAAGCCCTAAGATGGGCCGGAGAGCGCACGGGGCTGAAAAAGCCCGTTGATTATGTTCTCCGAAAGGGCGGGGAGATCATCAATCCAATCATCCCCAAGGAGATCAAGCCGGTCTTGACGGAGCCCGTGGAGCTGCTTTTCGGCGGCAGATCCCTTGGCGAGATGAATATCCTCCCCAAGGAGGTCAAGAATGTGCTGCCGAAAGAGGTTCGCAACCTGAGCGGGCCGGATCTGGCGGCGCTGGCGGCGGCTGCAGCCTACGGTGGCTCTGCGCTGCTCGGAGCCGGCGGGGCCGCAGGCGGAGCGGGCGGATCCGGAAGCGTGCTGTCGCTGTTTGGCCCCGGAAACTCAATGTGGTTTGGCAGCTCCGGACTTCCGTCCAGCCTTTCGTCCCTCACGTCCATCGGTGGAGGCGTTGGTTTAACTCCTGGGGCGTTAACATCCGGAACCGGCGGCCTGGCCGTGAATCTGCCGTGGGCCGCAGCTGGCGGCGGCGGATGGCTTTCGAGCCTGTCGTCTGCATGGCCGGCCATGCTCGGCGGTTCCGGCACGGGACTGTCGAGCTGGATCCTGCCGACGGTGGGGATCGGGCTCGGTGCAGACCTCCTGTCCGGATACAACCAGGCAAAGCTCGAGAAGCAATCGAAGGAAGCCCTCGGCCAGGCCTCGGATCGGTATCTGGCGGAAACGACCTGGAACCCGCAGCGCCGGGCCGAGTACATGAAGGGCGTCCAGAGCGAGCTGCAGTCGATGCTGGCCGGCAGGGAGCGTCGCATCGGTGAGGACGTGGCTGCGCGTGGTATTGGCGGCGGGGAGTACGGGCGGCAACTCGACAATGCGTACAGCGACGCCATGGGCACTGCCGTCAAGATGCTTTACGGAACCTACGAACCGTCCAACGTCAGCCCGGAAGTTCTGAAGGCATGGGCCACATCCGCGTCACCGACCCAGAGCGGCGGCTGGCGCTTCCTCGATTCGCTGTCGAATCTCGCCGGCAGCGCCGGATCGCAGATGCTCAACTGGATGCTGCTGAAGAACATTTTGCAAGCCGCATAGGCAGGAGGCAGAGCGATGGGACTTTTCAAGAGCATTTCCAGCTTTTTCTCTTCGATTCCGAAAACCATTTCTCCGCTTTTCGGTGGAGGCGGTGGTGGCGGGGGTAACGTCGGAGGGGAATGGATTGGGCCGATCGGTACGGGATCGTCGGCTTCACCGGGCCCAATCGACATAACGATGAAAACGCCTGCACCGCCGAATGCAGAATCGTTCCCGACCATTGGTGGCTTGGGAGCCCCGGAACAGCTTCCGGGCGGAGGATATCGCGTCTGGGACAACCGCGCCGGCAAGTGGATTTACGGCGGAGGCGCTGTCGACCCCAATGCTCCGCAGCCGTCTCCGGCCCCTGCGCCGGCCCCTGGACCTGCAGAACCGCCTGCAACTCCGGATATCGGCCAGATTGTCGGGCCGAGATCTTTCGGCGGTGGTGGCTTCCTCGGCAACCTGATGAGCATTCTTGGCGGCGCATTCCCGCAGGGACCCGTGACGGAAAACGCCCCGCCCGGCTTTGGGCGATTCCTTAGAAGGATGGCCGCTTCACGCTTCAGCATCTAGGAGGACGCCATGCCCCAGAACTACTTGCAGCCGGAAACCCCTTTCATGTCAGGGCTGAAAGAAGGGGTAATGGAGGGGCCGACGAAGGGAGTCGCCGCGCTGGCCCTCAAGATCATGGATCATCAGCTGGAGCAGCAGAAGCTGGATGACTATCGCAAGCTCAAAGAGCTGATGCTCCAGAAGGATATCGAGAAGACCAGAAGAGAAAACCTTCTTTTCAAGCTGGACAATGCGCTCAAAATGGCCGCCGAGGCCAGGGCGCAGGGATTCGATCCGCAGATCCCGATGGGGCAAGCAAATGCGGCGTTCCGGGAAATCACAGGATCGGATCTGCCGTACCGGGAGCGCGTGATGCCAGCGTCAGACGTGACCTCGCCGGCGCTCGTTGACGCGGCCATGGAGGGAGTGCCTGGCGTACAGCTGCCGGCGCCGCAGACGACGAGAGAATATCTCGTACCCAGAAGCGGGGCAGAGCTCAAGGAAGAGCAGCTGGCGCAGCTCTACGATTTGAAGACAAAGCTCATGCAAAGCACATACGACGAAAGGCTTGAGCTCGCGAAGATTGCTGCAGAGCTGAAAGCCAAGGGGCAATTGGATAAGGGCGGATATAAGCGCGACCCAAACAAGCTGCGCGACGATATCCGCCAGCACTACGGCATGAAATCGAAGATGTATCTTGATCCGCTGACGGGCACGGTATTGCCCGGCAAGGAGCAGGAATACAAAGATCTGCTCGAAGACATGGAGCGCGATCTCCAATGGCTGGACAAGGGCTATAAGACCAGATACGAAACTGGCGGACGCTCATTGACTCCGCTGGCACGATTCCTCCGCGGAGCCACGAACACGAAGGATCTCGAGACGAAGGTCTGGGAGGCGTATAAGCAGCACTGGTCGCCGGAAGAGATCGCGTGGGCCCTGGATGAGCTGGATCTCGGCCAAGAGCTCAAGCGCGAAATGAAATCTCGAGGCGAGCCGGTCATCAGAAGGAAAGTTCCCGTCAAGCCCGAATAGGAGGCGCAATGTCCAGCTTCGACATCGTCAGCGAGATTCTGCGCAAGCATGGCGTAAGTGAAGCCGAAATTGGAAGCTCTTCTGCTGAAAGCGACGGGCGTCCGTATGGCGCGATAGTGAGCCTCGCCGCCAGGGAAACCGGACTTGACCCGGAGCTGATCCACGCCGTCATCAGAGCCGAATCAGGCTACAATCCGAATGCCGTCTCGCCAAAGGGGGCCGTTGGTCTCATGCAGATCATGCCAGAAACGGCCAGGGAGCTCGGCGTCACCAACGCGCATGACCCATCCGAAAACGTCTTAGCCGGGGCGAGATACCTCAGCAAACTAATCGAACAAAACGGCGGCAGCGTCGAAAAGGGATTGTGGGCCTACAACGCCGGCCAGAAGAGAGTCAACCATGGCGTCATGCCCGTGGAGACGGAGAACTACATCAATCGGATCCTTGGATTCATGGGCGGCGAGAACACCATCGCGACGGTATCCTATGACACCAAGCACGGCATGGTATCGGCAGAGGATGTTGTGAAGCGAGCCCTGTTACAGCGCCTCCAGACGATCACCACTCCGCCAACCACCCAAGAGGCTATTAGTGCGACTCCTCCTGAAACGGCCCTGGACAAGCTGAAGAGCCTTTTCCAGGACCAAGGTGCCATGAGGGCACAAGCGAGCGCCATCGATGCCTTGGCGGCCGCTACTGGACGCAGGAGATCAGAAATCGAAGCTGATCCGGAACTGAGAGAGCGCCTGACAAAGGAAGTGTTCGGAGCCAGAGATGTCAAGGAGTCCGACTACTACAATTTCCTGATGAATGCCGCCATTTCCGGTGGGATCCTGCCGATCCCAACGGGTCCGGCTGGTGCGCTCAAGTCACACATATGGCCCACGCTCAAGGCCATAGCCGGCTTCACCGGACTTGGCGAGGCCGAATCTGCAGCCATCTCCGCCGCGACTGGGCAGCCATATGAGCCATTGAACCAGAGAGGACTGTCCGAGCTGCTTCCGGAAGGGGCCAACAAGAATGTTGTGGCCCTCACGGACGCCATTGACTTCGTGGCCAAGGGTGCAGCCCTGGGATTTGGAGGACGCAAGCTGGGGGCCCGCTGGGACAAGATGAGCGAGCCCTTCAAGGAGAAGTACCTCAGAGAGCGGATGGAGAGCGTTGCTCCTGGGGCAACCATCGAGATTCCGGCCCAGAGGCTCAGGGACTACTTCACACGCGGGTCCAGGACCTACGATGCCGAGTTTTACGACATGATGCAGGAGATCGGGATCCCGGAGGGCCAGCTGCGGAATGCCGTCACCAACGGCCTGACCATCGAGTTGCCGGCCACGAAGCTCGTCAAGGTGGCCGATAAGCCGTGGTGGGGAACGCTCAAGCGGGCTCTGGACATCGATCCCTACGCCCGGATCACGGCCGAGCACATGGGGCCGGCCAAGGCGAAAGTATCCGAGGTGAAAGGGAAGAGGCTCCCTGAGCCGCCCCCAGAGGTCATCCACCCCCTTGGCGAAGAGGTCTGGCCAGAAGCCACTCTGGCCCCCGAGCGGGAGCGAAAGTGGACACATCAGCCATTCGAGTCGATGCGCCAGTCCCTTGAGGAGCGCTCCCGCGTAGACCGCGGGTTCACCATGGCTGACGCCCCCTTCACGCTCAAGGGCGAGCCCTACTCCAAAGACTTCATCCTCAAGCAGCGGGCGCGACTCTCCCCGGAGCACCAGGCCAAACTCGACGAACTGATGCGCCGGCGCCGAATGGTGGAAGGCCCGGCCGGCCGCAGGCTCATCGAGGGGCCAGAGGCTGAAGTTGGACGGAAACTCTCTGCCCAGGGCAAGGCATACGAGGAAGGACTCGCTGCTTCAGTCGGCAGAGTTCAGCCTACTTCGGCTGAACGCCTACAGATTCGCCGGTTGATGGCCGCAGGGAAAAAGAAAGAAGCTGAGAAGCTCGCCATGTGGATCGCCGCCGGAGGATCCGCACGGAAGGGAATCCAAGATCGGATTTCCGATGAGCGATTCCACGAAGGCGTGCGTGAGGCCTTAGGGTCACTTCCTGAGGTTTCCGTCCCGAAGCCACAGAAGGAGACGCTCAAGGTCGTCCAGAATATCCTGGCCAAGAAGGCCCCAGAGGTTTCACATGAAACCCCTGGCCAGCCGGGGAAGCTGCATTGGTCGCAGGAGGAGCCTGGCGTCTACACCGGACGAAAGCGTCAATACGGCGAGCAATACGACTACGTCGTGCAGAGGGAGGGAGGAACCTATTACGTTACCGTCCGCAACGCCGAAAAGCCTTCAAAATCGCAATGGCAGCAGATCGGGACGGCCAGGCGCATAGCTGACGCGAAGCGTATTGCTGAGGATCACCTCGCACATGGAATAACCGCACCGCCAAGCGGAGAGAAGATGCCCGAGCCAAAAAAGGAGAGAATACCGGCGCCAACACCTAGTACTCCAACAGATGAGCAGAAAAAGGTCGCAAAGGAGAAAAGCAAGCAGGAAAAGGAAGGCGGCGCTGTGCGTAGCCAGATCTCCGAGCCAGCCCAAAATATGGAAGCCAAGGCCGCCAAAGATGAGAAAGCGAAAGCCCCGGCTCCTGCTGCTGAAAAGGAAAAATTTGACAAGGATAAGGAGCAGTTCGAGGCATGGCGTGAGGAATACACCAAGTTAGTATCCAAGAAGTACCCTGGGCTGACTCCGGAAGCTGCCGAAACAATAGGGACGTCAATCGCTGCTGACCGAGCATCACTTGGTGAGGATTACGTCACGGTGAAAGATCATCAGGTCGCTGTCTCGACGTTCCTGGAGCGGAACGGTGTGCAATCCGGAAAGCCCCGCGAGGAGGCGATCCGCGCCCTGCGGATGAACGTGAAACTGGACAAGGTTCTTGAGCAAGCGAAGGCTGAGTCTGCCAAGAAGCCCTCAACTGCCGAGAAGGCATTCAAGGCAATCGAAAAGGCAAACGAGGAAATCAATCTGGCAAGAAAGAACTGGACGCGGGCAGAGATCGACGATTTGGCCAGGAAGAAGCACGGCAAGGACTTCAGCGCCCTGACTGCCGCCGAGAAGCGTGGTTTGGGCGAGGAATTCCCGATCCACTCCACCGAGATCTCCGAGAAGGAGGTCGAGTCCCTGGGGATTGATTCTGGGTACGAGAAGAAGTGGGGCGAGCAATTCGGGCTCGCTTCCGACAAAAGCGGGAAGTACGCCTCCAACGGCTATTGGCTGATCATTGATAAGAAGATCGCCCAGGAAATGCGCGACAAGTACTGGGAGAAAAGGCTCAAGAGCTGGATCAAGGGTCGGCAAAAACTGAGTTCCGAAGCAGACACTCCTTTTGCGGAGCTGGAATCCAAGGGAAAGAAGTGGGTAGAGGAGGAGCGAAATAAATATGATACACCAGTCTACAAGGCAGTCATTCCGGAGAATGAGGGCCGGGAGTTGCGCTACCTTGGGGCCCGGATCTCCCCGAACGAAACCTACGCGATTTTCCAGGACAGCCATGGGGTGCAAGTATCCGTCAATGCCGGCTACCTCCGGTTCCTCCGCAAGCATTTCCCGGACGCTAAGCTAACTCAGGAGAAGTCAGACGACAAAAGCAAGCCGGTGCAGTTCCGCGTCAACGGGGAACTCAAGGCTCTCCTGATGCCGATGAATTACGACTCGCCGCTCGTTCCCGCCGGCGAAAAGTACGCCACCCGGACCCCTTGGACCGACCGCACGGCCAAGGCCACGATCCACACCGGCTACAACAAGATGCGGAACCACCCGTACTATGACGCGGCCAAGCGCGGGGATAGTAAGGCTGCAGCTGGTCTGGTGATGGACCTGATGAACGTCGAGAAGGTCCGGTCCCTCTCCATGGCCTACGCAAACCGCAAAGTTGTTGTCTACCCCGTGAATGCCGTCGAGGCCGGAGGGATCAACCAGATCCCATTGGCGATGGCGGCCTATATTTCCGAGATCACAGGCTGGCCTGTGAACACGGACGTCATCCAGAAAAACATCGTGCATCACACCGGCGCCACGGCGATGGAGCGGCTGATGCGCCAGCCCGAATTCGGCGGGAAGGTCACCGGCGAGCTGGCCGTCATTGTGGATGATGTCACGACCACGGGATCCACCCTGGCCGGCCTGAAAGGATACCTGGAGAACAACGGCGCCACCGTCATCGGGATCCACGCCATGGCCCAGGGCACATTCGGCTCGAACCTGAAAATATCCCTTGACACCCTCGGCAAACTGAAGGAGAATTTCAAACATGATCTCCCAGCCGTCCTTGAAACTATCTACGGGGAAAAAGTCCCGCCCGAAGGCCTCACCGAGTCCGAAGCCAGGACGATCAACGCAAACAGAGACGTGCTTATTGAGCGAGCTCGAGCAGGAAAAGCTCCGTCAGCACCAGAGAGAGGCGCTGGCGGAGATGCGACAATACATGAAGAGTCCGCCGGACAAGCAACTCCTGTAAGCTACGTCCAGACCGAACTGCCCGGAATCATCGACCCGCTCGACAGGATCCTGAACGAGATCATCGGGATCATCGAGCGCAATCCGCTGCCGGACAGCATCGCCGAAAGCCAGGAAGCCGCGCACAAGGCTATCCGGGCCGCATTCCCTTCCGCAGAGATAGGCCCTGCCGAGCTCCTCCAAACGGAGAGGGGCCCGCGCTGGGCCTTCATGCTCACCATGCCCAACGGGACCAAGGTCCTGGTGGACTGGAAAAGCAAGATCATCATCAACCCCGTGGACTACAAGGCCGCAACCGGCAAAGATTTGCGGCCTGGCGTGGTGGCCGCCGCATCCTGGCGCCAAGTGGGCCCCCACGGGATCCTGACCTACACCGATCTCTCCTCCCCCGCCGATACGCACCACGAAGCATTCCATGCGGCTTGGGACCTCGTAATGACCGACGGGGAGCGAAAGCGCCTCGAGGAAGAATTCGGATCCGAGGAGGCCGCGGCAGAGGACTACGGCAACTGGGCGCACGAGCAGGCCGGGAAGCGAGAGAGGCGGGAACGCCAGACGTGGCTGCAGAACCTCTACCAGCGCATCCGCAATTTCTTCCAGCGCCTGAAGGAATTCTTCTTCCCCAGCTTCCGGACCGTCTACGACAAGGTCAGCTCTGGAAAGATCTGGGAACGGACCGCACGACGGGACGCCACCGAGGCCGGCAAGACGATCTTCCGCGATGCGGCAGACTACGCGATCAGAAACTTCAGCGGCGAAAAAGAGGTCAGCGTCCCTGCCATCACTGACGCCATTATGGCTTCAAGGCCCATCACCAAGGCCATGGCCCAGGAGTTCGTGCGCCAAGCCAGGCGCGCTGGCGTGTCAGAGGCAGGCATCCGCAAAGCCGTTGAAAAGTTCCAGCAATACAATGAGATCCGCAAGATCGGCAACTTTGCCCTTCTGCCGAAGATCGAACCGTCCCAGGTCGTCATCCGCGAGGGCGCGCTCAATACGCCGGCGGTCACCGGGATCCGCAGAGAAAGGCTTGACAAAATCCTTTATCCTGCTATAAGAGAGGGCAAGGCATCCGCAGAAACCGGGCGACTTATCGAGGGAGGGGTCGAGAGGACGGCCATTCCTGAAACCGCTCGCGGGCTAGAACCGCAAGTATTTCTGAATCTGCCGATAACTCAACCCGACCTCTCTCGACCTCGCCCGGCCAATCTCTCCTACCCGTTGATGGTAACGGGAAATCCCCATCTGACAAACTTCAAACGCCCCGACCCGAGCTGGGACTCGGTCATCAGGGCCGTGCGGGTCAAGCCCGTGCTGAACGGATCCCCGGAGGTAACGAGGGCCGTTGCAAAGGCGATCAACTATGCCCGCGAGATCGGGGCGCACGTCCTGATCACGACGTACCGGGCAAAGCATCCATGGTCCCTGGCCCGCTTCACGAACTTCGTTCCTACTGACCCCAAGCATCCGGAATTCGGTGACTGGTGGATTGAAAACCCGCGTCCCCGCGGCGAAGACCCGCGCACCTGGATGGACTGGACGCCATGGGTTCCGCGCAAGCCGGATGCCATGGCCGCGCTGTTCCGGGCCAACGGATGGGATACGGCAAAGAACCTGTACGGGCCGAGCTCATACAATGTGCTGACCATCGTCAACAGCCGCAAAAAAGGGCTGCAGGGATTTAAAACGAGAGAAGAGGCCGAGGCCTACCTCTCGTCCCTTAAAGACGAGAAGGCGTTCATCGAGGAGCGCGGGGGCTCCTGGTGGTGGCCGACGAGCCGGCAGCTGGATCCATCGGTATTGGACCTCATTGAGCCGGGGCCAATCGAATACTGCGACCTTTTCCATGAGGGATGCCCAAGCTGCCGCAACTGCCAGCAACTGACCTATCCGGACGCCGCTGGTGCTCCCATCGTCGGGATCACCGACGAGCCATTCTGCGAAATGGGATGCCCGCAATGCTTCGTGCGCCTGGGCAACTCGGGGATCCGCGGCCGCAAGGGGATCTCCTTGGGGCAAAACGCCAAGCAGACCGGATTCGGCAAGTCGGATATCGGAGACTACTACAGCCAGTCCGTCCAGATCCTCCAGGGCGTGGCGAGGCCCAGCTCCTCCGGGCTGGTCGATGTCTCTGCCAGCTTCCTTCGGAAGAGTCCCGCGGAGCAGATCGACACGGCCACATCGCTCCTGGTGAGCGGGGCCATCAAGCCAAAGGAGCACGTTACGATAGTTGACGAGGTGTTACGCGCCACTTCTGACGGCCTTTTGGAATTGGATCCGCCGGCCAAGTACGCCACGCGCCGTCCGCCTCAGGCAGGAGCACCCCTGTCTGGGATCTCCATACTCAAGGCATGGCACCGCGTCAAGAACGGGATCACTTTCGCCCCGCACAAGGACATATCTATCATTGAGGAGCTGTGGCATAATCCATGGTTTTTGTCGAAAAAGCCAGGAGAGGAAGACCTTGCGCGCCTCGTCAGGATAGAGTTGGACCGCAACAAAGCCAGGACCAGGGCAACACATGAGGACCTGGAGGCCGTCACGCCGGTATTCGCTCTCCGCGGAAAGGATCTGGATCTGCTGACGGAGCTGATCTGGAAGCTGGACGGAAAACAGTTGAAGGGGGTCACGTCATCCCGGTTCATTTGGGGCAAGAACGCTGAAGGCCGGCCTGGAATCCGGGCCCTGAACCAGGATCACTACGATGAGATGAAATCCGCCCTGGAAAATAGCAAGTACAAGGGCATTGCTGACGTGTATGTCACGCTCCGCAAAGGCCTGGACCGCTCATTGGCCAA